TTCTTACCTTTGTTTGGTTGGCGCTGGTTGTTCCATCGTTGCTGTACTGGGCAAATTCGATTCTTTGGGTCATTGTGATTTCGCTTTGGGCCAACATTGTTGGTCACTTTAGCGCTTATTTGGCGGCACATAGTGAAGCAGCTCAAGAAAAAGGACACAACCTTACCGAAAAGGATCAAGAGTGGATCAAAAAGCTTTTAGAAGGTAGGTGTAACTGTCATGGCATTGGATCCGAACGATCCCAGCAACTTCGTGAAAATGAACAAATGGAACTATTTTGACCTGATCAATTACAAGCCCCACCCACGTCAACGACTTTTCCACGAATCTGAAGCCAGGTTTAAAGTTCCCATTTGTGGTCGTCGGTTCGGAAAGTCAGTAATGGCGGCTCGAGAACTGACGCCTAACCTATTTTTGCCCAACCGGCGGTACTGGATTGTGGGACCTACCTATGACCTGGGTGAGAAGGAGTTCCGGGTTATTTGGGACGATCTGATCATTAGGTTGGGCCTTGGTAGGCAACGTGAGATTAAGCGATCGTACAGCAAGAAGCAGGGCGACCTCAGTATTGAGTTCCCTTGGGGGACAAAGCTAGAAGTGCGCTCGGCTGATCGTCCGGACAACCTTGTTGGTGAAGGTTTGCACGGAGTGATCATGTCTGAGGCGGCAAAACACACCGAAGAAACTTGGAACAGGTTCATTCGCCCGTCACTGACGGACTATCGGGGCACCGCACTCTTTCCGACCACACCGGAAGGCCAGAACTGGCTGTATGGATTGTGGAAGATGGGCCGGGACCCAGAGTACCCGGACTTTGAGAGCTGGCAGTTCCCGTCTTGGGAGAACCCGTTCGTATACCCATTAGGCAAATCTGATCCAGAGATTCTACTTACTAAGAAGATGACGCCGGATGAAGAATTCCAACAGGAGTACGCCGCCGACTTCACCACGTTTACCGGAAAAATTTACAAAGAGTGGGACGAAGGCACTCACGTTCAAACCGTCCCATTCGTGCCTAACTTGCCGAACTATATCGCTTTTGACTGGGGGTACACCGCTCCAATGGCGGCGGTGGAATTCCAAATTGACACTTTTGGCCGAGTTCGGGTCTGGCGTGAGCATTACAAAGCATATACTCGGCTACGCGACTTTTTGGGAGAACTGCGTAATCGAGAACAGCCTGCTGGTTACCACCTCGACTTGACCTTTGGCGACGCAGCTAACCCAGAGGCGGTTGTTACGGTTAGTGAAGATTTTTGTCCTTGCTATGCCGACCCTCGTTCGAAGTCTGGCACTTACGGCGGAACCACCTCGTCTGGCTGGATGGAAGGCATCGAACTGGTCAAAGGCCTGTTGAAGTTGCAAGAAGTCGACCAGGACGAGTTTGGCACGCCCATTGAAAAACCGTGGTTGATCGTTGATCACTCCTGTAAAAACACTATTCGTGAGTTCAACAACTACCGAACTGCATCAGCAGTTCGTGGTAAAGACCCACGTGAAGCGGCACATGCGTCCGACGATCACGCGCTTGACGCACTTCGGTACGGCTTGATGCACTACTTCAAACTGGGCGCAACTGCCTCACTCAGCTCGGTAATTGACACTGAAACGATGATGATGGATCTGCCAGATGGCGGCTATTTCACCTCAGGAAAGAACTTCGCATGAGCAATTGTGTACAACATATAAACGCTTGGGATTCACCCCCAGCCATCTGCATGTACGTTATGCTGTTCATCTTCTTCCTAAGTCTGCCCGGGTTAGTGATCCGACACTACACAAAGAAAACATTTTTGAAGTCACTCATTGTCGCTGTTCTCGGCGTTCTCGGCATTATGTGGTGGTGGAGCAGCATATCATGAAGATTATTAGTCGATACTACTATGATCAAAAACACCAACGTTGGGTAGTGGAATACAAAGTAGCCCAGTACTTCGACCTACGCACAACAAAAGAAGTCTTGGAAGCAGCACAAGCCGCCATGGAGGCAAAGATTCGAGCATGACTGGCAAGGACTTATTCCTCGGCTTCATTTGTGTCGTCGTTGTGCTGATTATCGCCGGTTACGTCTTGCTCTACCACTGGTTTAGGAAGGACTAGCAATGATGCACGAATGCATTATCGAAAAGAAGAAAGACGAATTCTCAGTCAAGGAACAGTACCTCATTCGCTGCCGGTGCCACATGGAGGCATTCCAACTGTGGCGCCCAACTGATCCTGAATTCATTTGCCCGAAAGAGCCAGGACAGCGAGTAAATTAAGTAATGCGTGACACATGGTTAGACTACTTCTTCGGCATTGTCCATGCCGTGAGTACCCGAGCTACTTGCGATAGGGGCCGATGTGCCGCAATTACAGTCAAAGACAAGCACATCCTTAGCACTGGGTACGTGGGTGCAGCCACTGGACTCCCGCATTGTGATGAAGTTGGCCACTTGTTCAGAAGTGTCACACATATCGACGGATCTACAAAAGACCACTGCGTGCGCACAGTGCACGCAGAAGCTAACGCTATTGCACAAGCCGCAAAGTTCGGGGTGTCTCTACAAAGCGCTCGACTTTACTCCTCTATGTTCCCGTGTTTCGATTGTGCTAAATTGATCGTTGCGGCGGGCATTGACCAGGTCTATGCTGAGTACGACTATCCCGCCAGTACGGATTCGAAGGCTTTGTTCACGGCCGCAGGCGTGCACTTCGTTGTCGTGAATGACGAAGTCCGACAGTACGAATAGTTCCGACGGTACGAAGGAGGTGAACGATGACAACAATCGAAAGCGATGGCAAGATCGCCGACTTGGAAGCTTATGCAGCTGAGCGGCGAATTTCATTCGAAGAGGTTGTTTCCGGAAAGTTTGATGTGGTTGGCGCGCAACACGATCCAGCCCATGGTTCTTACGTGATTCTAGCCGATCGCAACCCAAAGCTTGCGCCAGGCGAAGCCACTCGGGAAATGGGTTACTCTTCGCCATCACCCTGGACTTCGTGGACTCGTGAAGAGCGCGTGCCCGAGTTGATGGATCGTCGGGGTCTGCGGACCTATTACGATATGAAGCGGGCCGATGGCACAGTTCGGGGTGCTCTTCGACTGCTAAAGACTCCGGTGATGGGAGCCCGTTGGTTTGTTGAGTCTGCATCGGACTCCACCATCGACAAGAACATTGCGGAGTTTGTACAGAAGAACCTGATGGAAGAACTGAACGTGCCATGGAGTCGGATCGTTGAGGACGCACTACTCATGTGCGACTTCGGCTACATGCCGTTCGAAAAAGTGTACACCCAAAAAGACGGCAAAATAAAGCTGTCCAAGCTGGCGCCCCGGCACCCAATGGACATCAACGAGTGGCTTTGGGACGAAAACGGTGGCCCTGACGGCATTGTGATGGATCCAGTTTCCATTCCGGGTACGTTCTCAACCTACTCGAACTACCAGCGGAACGCGCTGACCCAACCCGAAGTATTTATTCCCATTTCTAAATTGGTCGTCTTCGTGCTTGAGCAGGAGGCTGGTGACCTTCGGGGCATTTCCATCCTGCGGTCGGCCTACAAGCACTACTACTACAAAGACACCATGTACAAAATCGACGCAATCCAAAAAGAGCGACACGGTATTGGTGTGCCGATTATCAAACTGCCCGCTGGTTTCTCTGTCGCTGACCGAAAATTGGCGGAAGACTTGGGCCGGAATCTCCGGACAAATGAGCGGGCTCACATTGTGGTGCCGTTCAACTGGGAAGTGACCTTTGCAAAACTCGAAGGTCAGCCGGTGGACTGTTTGAAATCTATCGAGCACCACGACATGAAGATCAAGTCAAACATTCTGGCTCCGTTCATGGACGAGGCCAATGTCAACCCAGACTCACTCGACGTTTATTACAAGGCCACTCGGTACATCGCGTCAACAGTATGTGACACCTTCAACCACTACGTAATTCCGCAACTTGTTGATTTCAACTTTACTCGTGGTGGATACCCGAAACTTCGGGTTCGGCGGATCGGTGAAGAAGAGGCTCTGCGTACCCTGTCGTTCGC